TTAATTACATCTTTTGAAAATAACTTTTGCAAGTTAACTAGGTACATCTTACTAGCTTTGTTATCTCCACCTGAAACTGTTTTAAAATAATCAAGATTATTTACTATAGTTCTTAATACATCTGTTTTAAAAACTAAAGTACAATATTCATTATCTCCAATGCATAGATTATGGAACCAATAATCAGATTCAGTAGCCTTTATTCCCGAAGGTTTGTTCCAACTTTCATACTCAATACAAATATTACCAGTCTTCATCCACATGTCCCTTTCAGATTTTACTTCTATCTTTTTATTAGTTAGCATCTTTGCTATTTTTTCTTCTCGTATTGTACCATATTTTAAATCTATGTCAAACTTTTTTCTATCTTTTTTAGTGGGTTTCACTCCAGTTACCTCCAATTTTGTATTCGCCATCTAAAGGGCAACGCAAATTAAAATACTCTCCTGCTTTTTGTATCGCTTCTACTGCCATCATTCCTGCACATTCTGATTGTTTTTCTATCACTTCAATCTGCCATTCATCATGTATATTTGCTACAAATTTATAGTTAATAGCATTAAGTTTATATTTAGTATCTAAATCTGTCAATGCTTTTTTCATTATAATAGCACCTGCTCCTTGTAACAAGGTATTCAAAGCAGCATGATTATTTCTAATATATAATTTTCTTCCGTCTAATCCTTTAAGGAATTTTTTATTAGCTGCTCTTTGTACTCTTGTTGTAAGAGATTTAAATGATGGCTTATTACTAAAGAAATGTTGCCTAGCTCTTTTTCCATCTGCACTATTTCCGCCAACCACTTTCCCAAGTTTTTCATCTCCTGCTCCGTACATGAGGGCATAGATGAAAGTCTTTGCCTGATTTCTAGATTCAAGTCGTGCAAGTTTTTGATTAAAGGTGTGTATGTCTCCGTTAATGATTTCATTAATAAACTCCTCGTCATTCATATAGTGTGCCAACATTCTAATTTCTAGTCCACTAGCATCGACACCTACTAGCTTATAGCCATCCTCTACTGTCCAACAAGCACGACACTCGCTACCATATTCACTATTAACACTAGGTACTTGTGCCATGTTAGGATTTCTGTGAGTCATACGACCAGTGATTGCACCATTAGGTATGACAAAACCATGTACTCGTTCATCCTCCTCAACTGCCTCAACCCATGATTCAACTTGAGCAATTCTTTTTTGTAGTAAAAGGAACTTAGCAATCAAGTTTGCTTCGTGAATGTGAGTTATTTCAGATAATGTTTTTTCATCTACAATAGGTTGTCCAGTTGGAGTAAACCTATCAGGTTTCCAACCAAAGTCCGTAAGATATTCACCAATCTGTTTCCTACTACCAAGATTAAACTCCTGTAAAGTTTTTCTCATAAATGGTTTATAGTCTTTAGTAGTTAAACATCTTTCGTATTCATCCTCAGTCAACCCTCTTTTAGATAACTCTCCGTCTTTTTTAACGTAAGGAGTAACTAATTTATCATCCACCCATTTAGGTTTAAATGTAGTATGAACTTCGTCTTCAATACTTTGTTTCTTTTCTCTCAACTCTGCCAATAATAATTGTGCAGATTTTATATCAAATTTAAATCCATTTATTTCTTGTTGTTTTACAACATGGGCTACATCATGTTCTAACTTAACTGATTCTTTTGAGAATCCTTTAGCTTCTTTTTTAAGTTGGTAAAAAACTTTAGTATTTAACTGTACATCTCTGACACAGTAATTCAACATATCTACAGAATAGTTTTCGTATTCTTCAAAGTCAATCTTGTTAAAACCTAATTTAAATCCCCACTTTTCTAACGAATGTCCGCCTTCACGAGTAGGATTAAGTAACCTTGATAATACTAAGGTATCTAATATTTCTTTGTCTTTAAATAAATTAACATCAAAAAACTTTTGTATCATAGGAATATCAAAACCAATAATATTATGACCAATTAATTTATTAGCAGACTGTAAAAGTTTTACTCCTTCGTCTAACTTATCTGGTGGATATTTAAATATTTCTTGAGTATCTACATCTTGAGCAACAATACACCAAACTTTTGTGGCTTTTAAATCGTCTGTCTCTATGTCAAATACTAAATCCATTTTTAAAATCCTTCGTCATTTAAATCAACTTTAATATCAGAAGTATCTATCTCTGATAATCTACCAGTCTCACCATCATATAATAAATGAGTTGCTAGTCCTACATCTCCAGTGTATCTAGATTTTAATACTCGTACCCTAGTAGTTCTAGCTTCATCTATGTCATCTGACTGTTGATTTCTTTCTAATGCTATCACACAATCAGATAGTTGTCCAATACTATTTGAACCTCTTAAATGTGAGAGTGATACTTCAACACCATTCTCATGTCCTTTGTTACCGTCAACTCTTCTCAAGTGTGACACAAGTACTATTCCTGCACCAGTTTCTTCTACTAAACTTCTTAGCCTAGTCATGATAGTATCTATGGCTCGTCTTTCATCACCTTCCGATACAGCACTAACCAACATGTGCAAGTGGTCCACAACTACCCATTTACATTCACAACCAATAATCATATACCTTAACTTAGAAAATATATCGTCTATATCATTCGTTCCAAAATGAGCATGAACCCATACTCTATTTTTATTTTCACCATCATAAAGTATATCAAAGAATTTATCTAACTCTTCTTTACTAAACTTTTCTCGTTCTTGGTCTATATAAAGTCTAGCATTAGCTTCAATAGATAAAATACCATCAATCGTTCTTCGCCAATCTTCCTCAAGTGCAATTACTCCTACATTGTCTGTGGTGCTTTTAATAAGATGATGCTCAAGTTCTCTAGTGACTGAAGACTTACCAAGTCCTGTACCACCTGTTAAAGTAACTAACTCGCCTTGTCTTAATCCATATAACTTATCATTTAAACCTTCCCAAGGAAAAGGAATACTCTCTTTCTTTTCTCTATTGTGAAATTTATCCCTTTGTTCAGAAACATTTATAACTCCAGACGGAGTATAGACTTTCGATGCCCACCAAGATTCAACAAACTCTTTATGCTTATTATTTCTAAGCATATCGTTAGGGTCTTTCCAACCATTAGGTAGTGTTAGTATCTTAGCTTTACTAGGTTTAAATAGTCTAGCTACTTTCTTTGAAGCTTCCTTACCGGCTTTGTCATTGTCAAAAGCAATAATAACATTATCAAAGTCGTCAAAGAAATCTAAATTTTCTTTTACATCTTTAACTGCACCGGCTGCTCCACTTTTAATAGATACTACTGCCCACTTGCTACCAAGTAACTCATAGGCAGACATGGCATCACATTCACCTTCAGTAATGGTAATGTATTTGCCACTCTTAAAAAGTTGTTGACCAAACAATCCGGTATCAGATTTAGTTCCTTGCCAGAAAAATTGTTTCTCTCTAACATTTCTAGTCTTGGTAGCTGAAATCTCATGTCCGTTATAAAACGGATACATATGTTTAATAACATTACCTTGCAAGTCGTGGACAACTTTTACTCCATATTTTTGAGCAGTGTCCTTACTTATTTTTCTGTCTGTTAAAGCAGAAAAAGAACCTACCTCAATACTATCTGGCTGCTTAGTTGTTTGCGGTTTTACCTCCATATTTTTTCCCTCACATAATTCATTATAGTTGGGCATGAAAGAATCGCAACTAAAACATTTAGCTGAACCATCTTCGTTTACACCTACTGCATCGCTACTGCCACATAAAGGACAGGGTTGATGCACTTTATCCCAAGTAGTTGTCATGTTTGCCCTCACGTTTTTGTTATTGTTTAATATCTTTTTCTTCAGATTCCTCTGGAATTATTTTAGCTTCTTCGGAATCAAGTAAAAGTTTTTCTAAGTTTGCTCTGTGTGTAGCAATAGTAAAACTTAAAGCTTCGTTAATCACTTCTAAAGTTCCTACCTTTTGAATGATAACTCTAGCTTCTCCTTGTCTAGCTGTATCTTTTATATTATTAATGTCATAAGATACTTCGCCTTCTTCATTTTTAATTGAAATAATCATACTAAAATTCTTCATTCTCAGAATCAGGTTCTGAATACTCAACTAACTCATTTACTTTTACTGCTATTAATTCAGCAAATGTACCATAGTTATTTTGATATGGTTTAATTTTAACCTTAACTAATGAACCATTACCTACCAATACATCTAATGGTTTGTTGTCTGCATCAACTAACTTAGGTGCTTCATTAACACGTGTACCTACTTGTACTTTTCTACTAAATGAAAAAGCAGGTTCATCATATTTAGGTTGTCCAGTTCTATCTCTGACTTGA